GACGATCTTCAATGCCCATACCCCAGCCTTCGTTCATAAGCTCAACACCATGAATTGCACACTTCGCAGTAATACCGTACTCATTAGCAGCTGCGATGTTGATATCAAATGCAGGAATCTGGTCAGCATAGAATGCCTGAGCAATTTCACCGAGATCAGTTGGGTTAGAACTTACACTTCCAGCAATAGCTGAAAGAGCAGCGTCATCCATACTAAGCTGATCAGGGCTAATCTCATACTTCTTTTTAACAAAGTTACCAAGGTTCGCTTGAGTGTTTTGGTTAAAAGTCTCAAGAATAGCATGTTGATCAAACTGAATAAAAATCAGCGAGCCAGCAATGCCACGCTTGCCGCGTGAGAATGCACGTGGATTAGCTTCACCTAGAACATAGATAGGAGCCTTTTCACGCTGGATTGCGTAGGAAACAGCCATAAGGTTGCCGATCTCAACGCCCGCGAATACGGCCTTGATATCTGCTCCCGAGAAGCTGTTGAATGCTCTTGTTGTAAAATCTGCCATTTTAGTTACTCCTTAGGAATTAATTATTGTGCGCTAAGATTAACAGAGAATGTAATCTGGCGAAGTTCAAACACAGGCGTAAGGGTAACCTTAACCCTCATTTTGCCAAGCACTCTATCGCTAGCAGACTGTTCAATCTTGAACGTACCTGAAGTAATAGTTTGCTGTGTCTCACCATTCATGTTGTACTTAAATACCTCACCAATGGCAGACTCAAGAGCTGCACGCTTAGGAGCGCTAAGGCCCTTGCCAATGTAAGGACGAGCAGCAGCACGAAGCTCCTGGGCAACCTTAGCTACAATTCTCATGCTTGTAAGACGGACATAGTCTGATGTAGGTGAAGCAAAGGTCGGGGAGTCAGCGATAAGTGGAGCACCACCTTCATTCTTAGCAACAACAAGACCAAGACCACAAGCTACGTCAACCATCTTAGATTCAACTCTGTAATCAATTGCAAGACCAGGAATCTGGCGATTGATAAGAGAATCAGCAACTGGAGTACGAGGGAGCATACCAGCAACAACAGCAGCTGCATTCGTTATGTATGTTGGACGGCGCACATTAATGTCATCAATTAGACGACCAAATGCGCTGACAACTGAGATGTACTTGCCAAGATCAATTTTCTTGCCGTTCTCATCGGTAAGAAGATTACCTTGAGTTTCGTAATCGAGGCTGTTGTCTACAGTAGCAAAGAAACCACCATGCTTAAGGCCACCATTAAAGTCGCTTCGACCACCAACAAAGCGGTGACCGAGTAGACCCATACCATCAGCCTCTGAGCTTGCAACATAGGAGCTACCATCTTCCTGGTTAAGGCTGTAACTAGGAGCTGACCCATAGTATAGACGGATTGAGCGAGGATTGACACCATCAGGAATTCTAGTACCAATTATGCCATGGACAAACTTATAATCAGTCGAGTTCTCATAGCAGTAATTAGCAAGCAAGTGAGCAAAGTTAACTTCCTTGAAGCTAAGAGTCTCACCTGCATGTCCGGCGATAGCACCATCACTGGCAACCTTTAGGTTGGCACCATCATCTGACCAGAGGTAGCTATAAGTGTAGTCACCATTGTTCTTAATGTGGCAATAGCCAAGATAGTCGCTTGCACCCTTTGGAGTAGGATAGGTGTCAGCAGCAAATGTCACAGTAACTGTCTCAGTAAGAACATCAGCATCTGTAACGTTTTTGCTATCAAGAGCAACACTGCAAGGATAAATGTAATCAAAAGCAGCAAGATCAAGATCTTCGAAAGAAGTATGAAGCTTCTCGTATCTCTTCATAAGAGAGATAGACTCTTGAGCATCGCCAACATAGTATTCAGCGTCTGTGGTTTCATCAAGTGAAGTTGCAATAGCAGTAAGACCTACATAATTGAAAGCTTGACGATTAATACCAAACGAAGAAGCAGCACCACCATCTAGGATCCTGCTAAGAGGAACAAAGACGCCGCCAACAGCAGGAGCAAAGGGACGAGCATCATCAGCCGGGTAGAGGCCAACGTCAGCAGCGCCGCCATAAGCATAAGGAGTATCAAAGCTCGTAGTTACAGTACCCTGGCCAGTAGGTCCAGATACTGTGGGTAGAGCTGTAAAGAATGGACGAGCTGTGTAACCAGCCCATGAGTGAGCGGCACCATAAACAAGATCCCCATCAGCATTTGCAACACCATCGGCTACGATTGCAACTGCCGCACCATCGTCATAGGCAGTGAATGGAAGCTTTAGGAATTCAGCATCAGCGTTAAGAGCACCCGCAAGAGCACTTGCAACATGAGCAGCAGTTGTATATGGTTGTGAGACTGCATAAGTTCCAGCAGCAACTACACCAGAGACAGCTACTGAGTATGAGATGCTAGTGAAACCCTGAGCAACATATTGCTTATTCGGAGACTTTGTTAGAGTTGCAATTGCGCCAACAGCAAGACCACTCTCGCCAGTGATAGTCGTAATGGCACCAGCTCCACCTACACCTATAGTAAACTCTAGATCATTAGTAGTGTCAATACCACCAAGATCACTACCATCAATGGTAACTGTTCCTGCACTGTATCCTGAACCAGCAGCATTAATAGCCGCTGAATATGAGCCATCCGCATTAACAGTAACATTTACTGTACCACCTGTTCCGCCAGCAACAGCTACCCCAGAGATAACTCTTGAGACAAGCGTAGCAACGCTAAGACCATTGAAGTCATTAGTAGTGTCCGCACCACTTAAAGCAGTACCTAAGACCTTAAGAGTGTCACCAACCGTATAGCCTGAGCCTGCACCGACAAGGGTAAGTTGGCTACCGGCATAGCTACCTGTTCCGCTAAGAGTTGGAAGAGTAACGCTTGCTGTTGCCCCTGAGCCTGTAGCTGAGACAGCAGTAAGAACAAGTCCAGTATAGACTCTTGAACCAGCAGAGACAGCGATTGCAATCTTTTCGGCCTCGGTCCCTGAGCCTGTAGCATCAGCAATATCATCCATTTCGAACTGAACGTCAACTTCACCAAGGTCAGTAATAGCACCGGTTGCAGCTGAGCCTTTCCAGACCAACTCATTGGTATCAAGATTTATAACCATTAGCTCGCCAACAACTTCAATGCCGTCAGCAGAAGTACCAGCATCGCCAATATTCTTCGAGTGACGATATGCAAGAGCATACTTTGCAGCGGCCTCTGGGCTAGCCTGAAGAGGGGTTACCTTAAAGCCAAGCTTAGTGCCACCTGAGATATCAGCGCCAATTGCGCTAACATAAGGAGCAATGCCAGGAAGGCGATAGATAACAATATTAGTCGCACCGCCTTTGCGGGCTTCAGATACTGCACGTGTAACCTCTGAGGTTGCACCAAACTCATTTACAACTGCAAGAAGGTCCGTAGCGAGGTATGGCTCGCTAGTTAGACCCCTAGAAGCTGTACCTAATACGAGAACAGAAGGAGTCGTGTCTCTGGTAAAGCTTGTTAGGTTTCCGTCTTGAAGCTGAACGTAACTACCGGGTAGGTTTATATACATCTGCTCTCCTTTAATTTAGTCTAGTGATAGTTTTAATATAAATTCTTTTAGCGCGAAGAAGCTGGACCAAGTAAGTTTCTCAATTGATACAGCATATTTAATTGTTCTTTTATGTCTTAAAGCCTCTGTCTCATCTCCATGTTCTTCAACAAAAGTGAAATCTAAGACTCCACTGTATCTAACATACCATAGATAAATCTTTATGATATCCACAATCCATTCCTTCAGGATGTCTGCTTCATGGGCAGTTTTCCCATAAACACTTATGCAAATATTGTAGTCAAAACGCTGACCATACAGATAGATCTCAGAACTATCATCATTCGGGTCAATGTATCTACCAAGCAAAAGCGGAGTAACCATTCTTCTACTAGGAGCATTGACAGGCCCACTTCCAGCAGCACCAGGCTTTCCATCTTCTACTTTAAAGACAAGCGCTGGATTTTCCGACTCAACATTTATAATTGGTCTTTGAATTATTAAGCGGTCATTGTTCAACCAAGAAGGTTTCATGGTGGTTGTTGCCATGCTAATTATTTCTTGTAAGACTTCCATAACTTCATAAATAGAACCAACTCTAGATTTGTTATTTTGTAACTTCAAGATGGCTTTGCCACTTGGGTCTAGAATTATATTTGTAGGGAATATTTCCCTTTGAGTATCAAGGATATTGCTCTTCTCAAGCAAAGATATAGCCATCTTCGACTGAGACTCATTAAGATCTTTTAATAGATTAGGGCTTAGGGGAGCTAGCATTAGTATTTCCTGCAATATAGAATTATGTATTCGAGGCGTCCATTATCTGAGCGTTTTTCGTTCAAAGTATTGACTGTCCATGAGATGTTACGACGTTCAGGCTTAGATACATCTCCTTCTGGTGTTAGTTGTAATTCAATGACTTTGTCTTCGTAGTCAATCTTTAAAGCACTCTTTAAATAGAACTTACAAAATTGCTTTTTAGTTCTACCGATCTCAGTTAATAGAGAAGCTCCTGCCTTTTCTTGGTCACTGCCAATATCAACTTTAAAAGTCTCAACATAGTGCTCATCCCAAAGGTAGCCTTCTCCTAGGCAGACACTGCACTTCTGATGCATCTGGCCTTCTTTCGCAACATTGCAAGCACATGGAATTCTATATCCGTTTTCATTCCTGCGAAATTGCCTAAGCATAACAGTAAAAGCTTTTCCGATCTCATATACTGAGCCATCTAAAGTTTGACCAAATTCTTTTCTGAGGTCAATTTCTTTACGTTTACTTTTCGGAATTTTATCTATCCGATAAAACCTATTTGCAGCAACCATGATGTCTCCTTACTAGGAACCGTAATCTGGCCAGTTATTATTTATATTTCTATAGATATACCGGTAACGATAACGGTTCTGATAGGCATAGTCGGGGTAGTATCTGTATCCTCCTGGTAGTCTACTCTTAATATTGACACTAGGAGCAAATCGCGGCATATTATCAATTGACCTACCAAAAGCGGGATAGTCAGATCCTAGATAGCCACGAATTGCCATACCAGCGCTAAGACTAGCACCGTCAGTAAGGTTACCATTGCTATGAAGAATAAGATGCAAGTCCTTGACTCGCTTCTTCATATCGTCAATCTTAATTTTTAAAGCTTGAGAATTATCAGCCCATTCAACCTTAAGATCACCAAGCTGTTTGCTCTTTGGAGCGCCAAGCGTAAGAGATATATTTTCAATTAGCTCAATGCTAGCATTGATGATTACATACTCATTCTTTGTGTGTCTTAACCAGTTCTCAGTGCGAGTAGAAGCTGGCATATTAAATATAAGATTGTCAGCATATTTACTATATCTGTAGATTAAGTAATTTACTGTGTCTTCGTCAATGTCACCAATGATACTACCGACGGAAGATATAACCTGATCAAAAGTAGCGTACATTGGCGTATATCTACTAGTAAACCAAGACTCGTCATCAATGCCAACTGAGTCTATTGCTGCACCAATTTCTTTAATTCCTCTAAGCTCAATCACATATTGGTTATTAACAAGTAAAGTAGGAAAGCCATCATCCTCTGATGGTCCAGTTGTTGTTCCGCTTGCAGACGTAACTTCGAACGGAATACTACTAACAAACGGAACAGGGACCCCAAGTGTACCAACATTAACTTCCCAATAAGCATGCCATATACCAACCTGACTTGCTGACGAAGTTGTATAGGTATAGTCGTATTGCCCAAGCTTTACAGGCGCACCAGGATCAGCTTGCAGTATTTCTGCATCAGCTGTAGTCACTCCTGGCAATCCTGGTTTCTTGCCGTACGGATAGATAGAAACAAGAGGATCAAGGCCATCTGTTAAATAGCCATTTATATCTCTTACCTGGACAGTAATTTTAACATTTTGGCCTTGTTTAACGGTAAGCATATTATTCCCTTGTTATGTTAATAATAAGTTTTTTCCCACTGACTATCCATGAATAGCCTACTTCTATAGTATCAGCATTTGCATCTATCATATTACGAAAGAGACGAACACTGTCAGAAGTAATTGAAGTTGGATCAATGTTCTTGTTGAAAGTTAAAATAATCTGACTAGTGTTTAGTGAGACATTGCTTGCTCCATATTCTGGGTCAATTTTAACTAACTGAAATTCAGTGTCAGCGGCTAAAATCTCTGCCTTGCTTGGTGCGTCTAGTCCAATAGGACTCTGAGAGACACTTGCAGGTAATTCTTTTACTTGGTCAGCGGCTGTTGCAAAGTCTAGCTTATAGCTACTCTCAAGATATTCAGCTGAGCGTAAATTGATAGTCCATTGATCTCCGGCTTTAAAAGCATCGTTAGCTCCGCCAACAAATTCTAAATAAAGCTCTCTGTCTTCTAAAAGCTTATTTCTTCCGCTTAAAGGAAGAAGATCAAATGTAATAGCAGGAGCACTTTCAAAGTACCATTGCATCTTACTAGTAGTAGAACTTCCTGTTCTAACTACGGTTAAAACAATTAGATCATCAATAGTCTCAGTGTAATTACCACTTGATCTAACTAAACCTTCGCTTGTATTGGTAACATCAGCCTCTGCGTCATATAGACTTCTAGATCCTAGATAACTCCATTGATTGTCTGGAGTAGCAGACCCGCTTATAATTAGCCGATATTCTGTTTTCTCTTGTAGAAAAGACCTTGGCTTTATGACTAATTTGCTATAGACATCAGCGTCGTATTCATAGCTATTAGGAATATAGTTACCAGCTAAGTCAACTAAAAGATTACCATCAACATCACATCTAAAAACTTCTACATCAATAGGCACTTGTCCTTTCAAGTGAAGAGATTCAATTACCTTATCGTATTTTGACTCATTGGCAAATCTATATAATCTTTCTTCGTACTCTATACCTGTAGCAATATGGTTGTCAGGACCAGTTAGGCTTATACTGTTTTCTGCAAGAAACTCAGATATTTCCTGGTTAAAAAGAATTTCAATCTTTTCACCAGTAGGAAAAGCATTAAATCCATCTGGTGGAGTAATAGCTGTTATCTCAGGAGCGGCCATAGTTATTCCTTAAATATAATAGTTTCAAGAGTAAATTCAACCTCACATCCAGTAACAAGAGTTATCTCTTGAGTCTCTATGTTCTCGGTCTCAATCTCAGAGTCTTCCATAATTGCTTGATGTTCTTCAAAAGTAAGACGTCTAAATAGATCATCCATCTCTTTTTGAGATGTAATCTTGTTAAGAGCCTGTGTTACTTTGTTCTGTACATCCATGACAATCTCCTGATAAAAGTTAACTATGGACATTATAACAAAAACAAAGCCCCCCGACCTTGCGGCCGGAGGGCTTATTTTTCCTTAGCGAGATTCTCTAGCTATTAGCCAGGAAAGGTGCTGCTAGTAGGAACCTCAGTTGCATCAATTGCAGCAAAGCCCATACCAGTAGGATCGTAAACAGGACGGGCAGTCTCAGGAGCATACCAGTTCTGATCGCAAAGAACGTTCTTAAGAGCGATGACGCCCTGGCCTTCATTATACATGAAGATACCGAACTTCTCTGACCACTTCATCTTGAAAGTCTCAAAGTACTTGTCTTCCCACTCGTCAGCAACAATGCCTGAGCCAACGATTAGAGCGCCAAGTGACTTGCTATCGCAAAGAACAATGTCAGTAAGCTTGGTAGCGGGATCGTAAGCCATGAAGCGTGAAGTCACGATACGGAGGGGGAATGGAAGGCCAAGAGGCATGTTGGGAGCTGAGCTAAGCGCATTGACATTGAAGTCCTTGAGCGAAGCAGCAGAACCGTCAGCACCTGTGCCAAGCTGGCCACGTGAGTAACCCTTAGAAAGAACACCCTTAACAGCATCAGGAACACCACTGACGTTAACAGCTGAGCCTGAGTAGCCACCAAAGAGAGGACCCGAGCCGTTAGCAAACGTGAAGGCACGAAGAACGGGATCGCGTACAAACATAAGGTACGTAAGAGGATGGCAGATTAGCGTGTCAGGAGTGAAACCTCTCTGAATGAGAAGGTGATACGCATTGAAGAGGTCATCCATGGTAAGAGTACCATTGCTGACTAGCTGAATATCACGACCTGTGGTAACACCAAGCGTTGACTGCTCGGGGTTAAGGTTGTCAAACGCAGGAACGCTGATGTTTGAAATGTGCTTGGCGATCTCGGTCTCCTTGCGGCGAGCGAAAGCACGACCAGCTTCACGTGCAAGGTAACCAAGAAGGTTCCAGTTAGAAGCCTTAATAGCCTCCTGCGTAAGGGAGATCATGACGCCCCACTTATCAATGGCAGCAGTAGCCATACCACCACCAGTTGTCACACGCTCTTCACGGTAACCTTCAAGCTCAGTGACCTTATGGACAGTGAAAGCTGAAAGCGAGGGAAGACGGAACTCGGTGATGCCATCCGGTGCGGGAATGGTATCGAGGAGTGGAGTTAGCGTGAGCATAGGCTCCATGGGCTCCATCATAATCTCAACAATTGAGTGCTTAACCCAAGGACCAAGCTCAGCAGACGTAATCGCATCTTCAATTGAAAGACGTGAGTCGCTAGTGCGCTCTGAACCAGGAAGCCAGCCATTGTTTCTGATAAGTGATGTAAGCTCACTCTGATCAGCAATTTCTAGATTCTTAAACTTTAGTACTCTTGACATTTTTGTTTCTCCTTAGCTGAGATTAATTATAGTAGGACGCGGACGATGGCAGCAAACTGACCACCAAATGACTGGTGGATTTCCGCTGGGTGACCGTCGTTGGCAGAACCAGGAGTACGATCAGCAAGAGAAACGCCATCATAATCATGGAAAGTCTTAACAGCGGCTAGGTCAGCCTTAGGTGAACGATCAAGTGTATAGCACTTACCAACAATGTCCTCTGGACGATGATAAGTAGTAGGATCAACATAAGCAGTTGCATCTACCGTTGCATCGTCATTAGCATCGGCAGCGTTTGCGCCATCAGTTGCAACAACCTTGGTCTCGTCGGGACGAGCCACGTAAGGAATGAAGTTTGAAGCAAGATCATACGTAAGGTAGTCACCAGGCTTAACAGCACCAACAACGGCAGCAAACGGACCAATGTTGAAAGCGCCTGCAGCATTAGCAGCAACAAGACGGAAGGCATAGTCAGTGTTTGCAACAATGGTGTACGAATCCGTGCCATCGGTGCCAGTAGTAGAAGCCTCATGGAGGAAAACAATACCAAGATCACGATCTACATAGTAGTCGCCAACTTTTTTAATTGCAGCGGGAGTAGACTTCTCAGTCTTTAGCCAAATTGAGGTCTTCTCAACATCTGGGCTAGCATCAACATCCCAGATCTCAATTGGGTTATAAATATTGCTTTCAATGCGAGAAACACCCATGACAAAAGCTCTGCAAGGGGCACTGTTCGCAAGTTCCGCATACTTACCAGGAAGAACAGACTTAAGCTGAGCTGGTGTAGCTACAGTTAAAGCGCCATCCGTAAGATCACCAAGTGTAGCAAACGCTACGTTTCTAGAACCAATTTCAAGCTTCTCAACCATAGGATCTAGGTTCTCATCATAAAGAGTGCCACCATAGAACTTGTTAGGCATGACAGGGAGACGAAGAGTGTGGTCCTGACCAGTCCAGAACGTTGACTTATTCTCACGACGATAGTTATGGAAACGAAGCTTATTGGCCTGCGTACCATCACCACCAGCCCAAGCATAAACCACGTTAGCGGCCACGCCAATTGGACGAGAAATTAGAGCATCAAGTGTCTCTCCCTGGAGAAGAATACCACGGCCCTGAAGAGCTCCAAGCACTTCGCTATAGGTATAGACGCCGATATCAGCGGTTGTGCAAGGAAGACCAGTAAGCAAGCACTCAATGCGCTCATCTACGTCAACCTTTGTATATTGAATAACATTGTCATCAGTATCGTCAACTGGCTTTGCATAATTAATAGCAGCAGTCTTCCAGGCAAGACGGACACCAGCAGGAACAAGGCGACCAACTGTACCCTTGCCAATCTCAGAGAGACCAGCACCATTCGTGAGGGCTTCACGAGTAAGAGCAACAAGCTTACCAGGCATAATCACAACCTTGTCGGTAAAGACGTGGCGCTGATAATCATAAACTTGGAAGCCATTCAATCCATTAGTCGCAGTCTGGCTGACAGGAAGCCAGGCAGCAGCAGCAAGGTCATTCTGAGGAGCAACCGTATCGCCGTGCGTAGGGGCGATAATCGGCTTGCCATAATCGATATCTCTAAACTTTCTGTATGTTGCCATAATTTTATCTCCTATTTAAGTGAGTTAAGCTTTAACTTCTAGTGGGTTAAACTTTCTTGAGACAAACCCAGATCTAATCTGATCAATAAGATATGTCTCAGCTTTATTTATATCATGATTCCGTAATTCTTTATATCTACTTGCGATTCTTCGCTCTGTTGAAGTCCAAGACTCAGCTGTGGTATCTACCGAATCTTCAATAGTGGAAACATCAAGCTTCTTACCAAGCTCCTTGCTTGGAGCTTCTACTGAATCAGTGATCATTACCTCTTCAGTTTGCTCTTGTTCAAGCTCTGTGGCTATAGCTGAATCTTCAACCTGTAAGTCAGCTGTGGTCTCGGCAACGACTGAAGCAGGAGTCTCGTCTTCCGCAACAGGAGTCTCTAATGTAGTATCCTCCACTAAACTTGGAGCAACAACACTTGAGCTGAGCTGCCAGTCCCATTTCTGATGCATATCAATTCTGCTTGCGCAGAAATCGGCAATACCTTGTTCATTGGCAGCATTGGCAAGATCAAATGCTTTCTTGTACATCTCTACAAGCATAGTGTTCTTAGCCATAAGATCACTCGCAAGATCTGAAGCAGCAGTAGCTGTTGAGTCATCTTGAATTACGGCAGCACCAAGCATAGCACTTAGTGTTTTAGGGAAGCCACCAAGCTTACGAATGCTTTCAGCAAGAGGATCAATTGATCCATAGACATCATCATATACATCGCCAAATAAGTCATGGTACTGATGAAAGTCTGTACCTCTTACATTCCAGTGTGCACGCTGAGCGGCAGCAAAGAAAACTGTAACATTAGCAAGCACGTCTTGGAGAAACTCCACTACGGACTCTGTTGTTACTGATTCTGTCATTGTATTCTCTTCCATTTATTCCTCCAAAAGGATTAGTTATTAGATATTAAATATATTACTTCTTAGACGACTTTGGGTGACCCTTTGGTAGTAGATCAGTGTCGAAGGCCTTTCTCTTGAAACTACCACCTCTTACTGCATATAAAAACCCATTTACTCTTGCGAATGCCCATTGTTCAGCGCTTGCAACATTAGGACGTACGCTACTAGGGTTGGTCTTATATGCACCAATGCCACGATTGTATACAGATCTTAACATTCCTGTGGTAACTTTCTTACCTTCTGTGTCTCCGTATTTATCATTATGTTCTTTGGCCTTAGCTGCAAGAGTGCTGCTTACCCCATCGGCATCTTCAATAACCACCTCTTGCGAGCTATCTTCCTGGTCACCCATAGGCCCCAGAGGAGGAGTCTCTTTCTTGCTCCATACAATTGGAGCCATAATCTTCTTTAGCTCTGAGAAGTTCTTAATAACTTTTCTGTCTGTCTTCTTAACCTTAGAAGCATCGTCAAGGGTTTCAACCTCTGTCTGGTCTTCGGAGTCTTCAACTTCCATATAGACTTCTAGTGTAGCAACAGGATCATCACCACTTGCCTCTCTTGATTCACTAGTTCCATCAAGAGAAACTTTGCCATCTCTATTAACTTTAGTGACCTTACCCTTGGCATATCTGATAGGATCTGGGTCCTTGTTGACTGCATAGGAAACAAAGTCGCCTACCTTAATCATCTTGGCGTCTTCAATATCTTCATTGTATTCATCTTCTACTGAGTAATAGTCATCAAAAATATCTAACACCCATTCTGAAGCATCGTCTTCAGTTCTCATTC